GCGCCAGTCGACCCGCGTGCGCACCGCCGACGGGCGCGACATCACCGGCTCGGCCACCTGCCTCATGCGGCCCAAGCCGGTCATCGCCGACCAGACGCGCATCACGCACCAGGGCGACACCTACACGGTGGCGCTCGTGGAGCCTGTGGTCGACGCCGCTGGGCCGCACTCGCAGCTGCTCACGCTGGAGGGCCCGCGATGATCGTCGGCCGCACCACGTTCGATGTCGCCGGCAAGGTGATGCGCGAGGACGCAGCCGATGCGCTCACCGACGCGCTCGAGTTCCTGCTCGAGACCGCCAACCGCACCATCCCGATCGAGGAACACATCATGGAGGGCAGCGGCACCGTCTCGGTCGACCGCGCCAACCTCATCGGCTCGGTGTCCTACGACACGCCCTACACCGTCGTGCAGCACGAGCACACCGAGTACCGCCACGACCCGGGCCGGCGAGCCAAGTGGCTCGAGCGCACGTGGGTCGAGCAGGCGCGTCGAGTGCACGCCTTCCTCGCCGAGCGGATGAACCGGGGGCACCGATGAGCTTCCTCCGCGCCATCTGCAAGACGCTGCCCACGCTCGCCGGGCTCGACGCGCTCAAGTTCGACGAGCTCGGCACCACCGGCAACGTGTTCGCCGAGACCATCCCCGCCGGCCCAGACCTCGCCGTGGGCGTGTTCAGCGACGGTGGTGGCGGCCAGCCGCTCACCAACCCGACGAACCTGCCGGCGTTCCGGGTGCAGGTGCGCGGCAACGCCGGCGACGTGTTCGGCGCGGCCGACATCGCCCAGGCCATCATCGATGGGCTGAACTGCCTCGACCACACCACGCTCGACGTCGACGGCGACGACGAGACCGTGCTCATCGGGTGCACTGCGACGCAGTCCACGCCGGTGCCGCTCGGCCGCGACGCCAACGAGCGTCCCGAGTTCGTGACCTACTTCGATGCCCGCGTGCATCACCCGACCGCCAACCGCCCAGCCACAACAGGAGTCTGACCATGGCCGTTACCGAGATGCTCGCTCGCGGGTTCCTCTTCCACCTCAACACGGGCACGGTCGAGTCGCCGGTCTGGGTGAGGATCACCAACGCGAACAGCTGGTCGCACAGCCCGACCGCCAACGACGCCGACACCACGTCATTCGACGACGACGGCCGCATGACGCACTTCAAGGTGTCGCGCGGCGACGAGTTCACCGTCACCTGCCTCGAGCAGGAGGACCCGTCCACCGGCGACCGCGACCCGGGCCAGCTGGCGTGCGAGGTCTGGGCCGACGAGATCGGCCCGGCGTCGGTCAAGCAGTTCCGCATCACATCGCCGGCCGGCAACACGCGGGCATTCCTGGGCACCGCGACCTGCACCATCGGCGGTGGCGGCAACGATGACCCGTCGGCGTGGGAAGTCGCCATCAACGTGACCGGCGGCATCACGAGCTCGGTCACCACGGCGGCACCCGGCACACCCGGCACGCCGACCATGGTGGCCGCCAACGATGCCTTCCTCGCGTCGTGGACCGCGTCGACCGGCGACCCGTCGGGCTACGAGGTCACCGTGTTCACCGACATCGGCGACGTGCTCACCCGCACGCTGACCACGTCGGTGCCCTACGTCGGCGTGACCGGGCTGGCCAGCGCCACCGCCTACTACATCAAGGTGCGGGCCTACAACGCCGCCGGCTACTCGGCGCTGGTGCAGAGCGCGGACGTCACCACCACCTGATGGGCACCTACGACTTCGACCAGGCTCGAGCCGAACGCCACGCCAAGCGCAAGCCGCCCACGCTGCTGGCGTTCGGCGAGACCATCGACCTCCCGTTCTCGGTGCCGGTGGCCACCGCACTGGTGGTCAACCGCGACCCCGACCGCAAGCTGGACCTCGAGCTCTACCTGGAACTGCTCGGCATCCTGGTCGGAGACGAGACCGTCGAGCGGTGGCTGGCCGAGCACCCCGACATCGGCGCCGAGGACATCGGCGACCTGTACTACGGGGCGCTGTCGGCCATCAGGGAGGGCGACCCCGACCCGGAAGCGCCGGCCCCCAAGACGGGGGCGTCGCGGGCTGGCCGGAAGTCATCGAGCACTGGGGCACGCTCGAAGCGGACTTCCGCAGCGAGTACCAGATCGACCTCAGCGAAGAGGTCTGGTGCGGGCTGATGGGAACGTGGCGGTTCATGGCGCTCTGCCGTGGACTGTCGCCGTCATCGGGCTGGGCGGCCGCTGTCGCCAAGCCAGCGAAGCCGGCGCCGCTCGAGGGTGACGCAGCGGTGGCCTACTTCGATTCGATCTGACCGGGAGGTGTGAGCATGGGCAGCAGCATCAAGGTCGGCGAACTGCACGGCGTGCTCGACCTCGACGACAAGATGACGGCCAAGCTCAAGCGGGCCGACAAGGATTTCAAGTCGACCGGCAAGGACATGAGCACCGAGGCCAAGCTCGGGCTCGACGCGTCCGACATGGACAAGGGCCTGGCTGCCGCCCAGAAGCGGGCCCGCACCTCGGGCGAGAACATCGGCGAGGAACTGGCCGATGGCGTCGAGGCCAGCGGCGGGTCGATGTCGAGCGCCGGCGCCGGGCTCGGCGACATGCTCGTGGCGGGCGTGGCTGGTGCGGCGGCGCTCGGCGCGGCAGTCGTGGTCGACCAGTTCGGCAAGGCGCTCGAGCGCGAGGGCGAGACGGCCAACCTGGGTATCAAGTTGGGGCTCACCCCTGAGATGTCCAAGGCCGCCGGCGAGTTCGCTGGCGACATCTACACGCAGGCGTTCGGCGAGTCGTTCGAGCAGGTCGGCGATGCCGTCGCGTCGGTCGGCATCAACATGGGTGGATTCGGCGACAAGTCGCGCGAGGAAGTCGAGTCGATCACCAAGGGTGTGCTGACGCTGGTCGACGTGTTCGACCAGGATCTCAACCGGGTGACCGGCGCGGCTGGCACCCTGATGATGAACGGCCTGGCCGACACCGGCATGGAGGCCATGGACCTGCTGACCAGGGCACTGCAGTCACCAGCGAACAAGGCCGACGACATCCTTGACACGTTCACCGAGTACAGCACCGTGTTCCGCCAGCTGGGCTTGACCGGCCCGCAGGCGCTCGGCCTGATGAACCAGGCGCTCGCCGCCGGCGCACGCGACAGCGACACCGTGGCCGACGGGCTCAAAGAGTTCACGATCCTGTCCCAAGAGGCCATCGTGTCCGGCTCCAACGCCGCCAACATGTTCTACTGGCTCGGCCTGAACGGCGCCGAGATGGCCCGCAAGATCGCCGAGGGCGGGCCGGCTGCAGCCGAAGCACTGCAGCTGACCACCGACCGGCTGCGCAACATCGAGGACCCGGCCATCCGCGGCCAGATCGCCATCGGGCTGTTCGGCACCAAGGCCGAGGACATGCAGGGGGCGCTCGGTGCCATCGATCTGGCGACTGCCACCGAGCAGGTCGGCAACGTGGAAGGCGCCATGACGCGCGCCACCGACGCGACGTCCACCAACCAGGCGAAGGTCGAAGAGTGGAAGCGCTCGCTTGAGGCCAACCTCACCAACTGGATCGCGGAGACCGGCATACCGGCACTGCAGGAGTTCGGTCGAGATTGGGACGCCCTCGTTGAGAAGTGGGAGAAGGGCACCGGCGTGGTCGGCGACTTCCAACGCGGCATCCAGCTGGTCATCTCCGAAGGCATCGATCCGTGGTTCGGCACCATGCAGCGCGTCTACGAATTCCTGGGCGGGTTCATCGACCGGCTTGAGGACATGGTCGGTTGGGCGGGCGATGCCAAGGACATCCTCGGTGGCTGGGGCAACATCTCGCCGGTCGGGTTCGTGGCGAACCACCTGCCCGGTGACCTGCCGGGCTACGACGTCGGCGGCCAGATCGGCGGCGGTGCGCAGGGTTCACCGAAGGCGATCCTGGCGCACGTCGGCGAGACCGTCCTACCCACGCACAAGATGAGCGTCGGCGACGCTCTGGCCAAGGTGCTGCCCGGGTTCGACAACGGCGGCATCATCCAGGAGGATGATCCTCGCTGGGACTGGCGCACCATGGGCAACCTGCGCAACGGGTCTGGCGAGTGGGGCCCGGACCGCTACGCCGCCGACCAGAAGGCCGCAATGGACTTCGTCAAGATGCTGTCGAACCCCGGCGATGCGGCCATCCTGCAGGCGCTCGTCAACGGCGGTGCGCAGTCGTCGGCCACGCCTGGCTCGCCGGGGCCCGGCTGGATTCAGGCGTGGGTCAACCCGGCTGACCTCGAGAAGAAGCTCGGCCGACGTTCGGGGATGGTCCGATGACATCGCACATCACCATCGGTCGCGTCGGGCTCGACATCGACCTGCCGTCGCTGACGACGTGGGAGGACGCCGGCAACTCAGCAGCGATCGGCGCGAAGAACTGGGCGCTCGGGCTCGACGAGGGCGTGGCGCTGCGCAAGCAGCTGCTCGGCCTGGCCGAGACGCCCGAGGATCTGGTGTTCGTCTCGTCGCTCGACGACCCCGCACGCAACGGCTGGTACCGCGTGGCCGCTGGCTCGGTCAGCGTCACCACTGAGGCGCTGTTCAAGTCGACCGGCCACCTGTCATGGTCGGCAGCGCTGACGCGACCGCGCGGCTCGTCCGCCCTGCGACCGGAGGCCACGACGTCAGCGTCAGTGCGCTCGGGTGGCGGCGTGTTCGCAGGCATCGCCGAGAACTGGGCTGTCGTGCCGTCGGGCTACGTGACCGACCATCCGCTGTCGACGCCCACCGCTGTCGGCATCCGCTACAGCCGAAGCGGCGAGACGATGAACGTCATCGAGACGCCGGGTCGGCGCTTCACGCTGACCGGCCCCGACGACCTCATCTACCAGAACGCTGCGCTCATCCGCGCCGGCGACCCGCTGTTCGTGCAGGTCGGCCGATCGAATTCGCAAGAGCCGTGGGAGGTCTCGAACGGCATCACCACAGTGACGCCGCCGAGCTCGGCCGCCGGGCTGTTCCGTGTTGCCATCACCGACCCCGCTGGCGTCACCGGCGGCACCCAGACCTACGAGGTGGAGCTCGGTCGGTTCTCGGGCTCATGGGCGCTCGCGACGAACGTCGACTGGCAGTCGTGGTCCGTGACGCGCAACGCCATCGAGCAGGTGTCCATCCGACTGCTCGGCATCGTGGCCATCTCGTCCACGCCCTACTCGGCGACGCTCGACCTGCTGCTCAGCCGAGGCGATCGCGGCATCACCGCACTGTTCCGCTCGTCGGGCTCGCTGCGCTGGGGAGCGGCGTGGTCGTCGCCGATCATCTCGTCCTTGGTCGGGTCGGCGACGTCCAACAACGCCATGGAAGCCGACACGCCCGACGCCGACTCGAACAGCCCGGTGCTGTGCGGCCACGACCCGAACGACGGCAACTCGACCATGGACCTCACGAATTCGCGGGTCTACATCAACTCGAGCCGCAAGGGGCTCGACGTGTTCGCCGGCGCATCGTCGGCCGGCACGCCCGACGCGGCCAACGCGATTCTCGGCCAGTTCTTCACGCCGCTGGACGTCCGACAGAGGATGGTCGCACCATGATGACCAGCGTGCTCATGGGCGCCGGCCTGTGCGAGTTCGAGCTCCACCCAGAGACGCCGGCGGCCATCAAGGAACTGATGCCGTCGAAGGCATCGGGCACTGACCTGTGGGGGACACACATCGCCTTCACCGCCCAGGACCACCTCATCCCCGAGACGTCAGACACGTCGATTGCCAGCGCATCCGACTGCGTGTGGTGCGGGCCGGTCTGGTCGCGCGGCAACAAGGGCACCCGGTTCAGCGGCCCGCACATGACGGGCTGGCTCGGCAACGACCGAGGCGGGCCCGGGTTCGCGTCGTTCAACTCGCACACACCGACATGGCCGGCGACCATCTCGCAGGTGGTGCAGGCGTGGTTCCCGCTGTCGGGCGACACCAACGGCATCCGCTACGGCACCGCCGCGTCGGCGCCGTCCACGTCCATCGCGGGGCTCGACGTCGACACCTACATGCCGACGTGCAAGGGCCCGCTCGACCAACTGATGGCCATGGTCGGGTGCGAGTACCACGTCACCCACGCCGGCCGCATCGACTGGGGCGACCCGACGGCGCTCTACAGCCTGAACGGCCCGTCGGTGGTGTGCGCCGAGAACGTCGGCACCGACCGGCTCTACCGGGTGCTGAACTGCACGCCCACCGACCAGCGGCCCGACCTGGGCGTGGCCGTCGAAGAGGACATCTTCGGCCTGCGCAATTGGTCCAAGGTCATCGGCTCCGACGGCGTCAATGGCACGTTCATGGCCGACAGCACCATCACCGCCCGCACGCTCTACGCCGGCGGGTTCGGCTCGTTCTGGTCGGAAACCACGACCGTGGACCTCACCAACTTCCTCGACATCGTGGCGTTCGCCACCGCCGCGGCCGAGCTCTACGGCGGCACCAACCGCACCATCACCGTGACGTGCGACGACTACTGCGTGCCCGCCCTGGTGTCGGCCGGCAACTCGGTCTACTGCTGGTCGCCCGAGGATTTCGTGGAAGATGCGACCGTCGACCTCGAGCTCGGCGGGCGCGTCATCCATCCCGAGAACCTGCGCGTGGTGCAGATGAGCGCACCGTTTCAGACCGGCATGGGCGCCTATGCCATCACGCACGTCAGCGGCTCCACGTACAAGACGACGCGCATCACCGACTACATCGTTCCGGAGGACGGGACGCCGACGGTGCTGACACTAGGGTCGCGACCGGAGCCGTTCGTTCTCAAGCCGCCATCGCTGATGACATCGAGGTACACCTGATGGGCACGCTCACGTTCTCAGCTTCGGACCCGATCGGCTCGGCACCTGGTGCCGGGTTCACCATCCGGCTGACCGACGGCGAGGGCAACGACATCGTCGGGTTCGTCGCAGGCGTCGTCGTGTTCGCCGGCGAGCGCAAGGTCGAGGCCGACCCCGACGGCGAGGTGTCGGTGGCGCTCATCGCCAACCGGCTCACCGACGCAGCGCCCGAGGACACGCCCACCTACGACGCCGAGAACACGTACTACACGGTCACCCGTGACACCACGCTGCAGTCGGTGCTCATCGAGATGACCGAGCTCGATGCCACGCTGACGTCGGCTCGAGCCGAGGACCCCGGCCCGCACAGCAAGCCCATCACCGAGCAGATCGTCGACGAGGCTGTGGCTGCCGTGGAAACGGCCGGCGAGGTGACCGGCCCGCTCGGCGAGCTCGTGGTCGACCCCGATGGCCCGGCGCTCGTCGTCAAGCAGGACATCGCCGAGAAGGACGAGCCCGACGGCTACGCCGGCATCGACACCGCCGGTGGCATCACGCTGCCGCTCGCGGCCACGCTGTCGACCGGGCTCGTGGTCGGTGGCGCCGGCCGCCAGTTCGCCGGCATCGAGATCATCCAGGACGCCGACCAGACGCGCGGCCCGATCGACACCACGGTGGCCGCTGGGTCGAACGGGCTCAACGTGGCCACGCTCAACGGCGAGCCGACCGACGTCATCCACGTGGTGGCGACCGGCGACGCGCTCGAGCCCGGCCAGGTGCGGCTCGGCCCGTCGCTCGACATCATCGTCAACTACACGTCCAAGACGGCGACATCGTTCGTCGGATGCACGCTCGTCAGTGGGTCGGGCACGCTCACCACCGGCATGGCCGCATGGGTCTGGGAGTCGCCGGACCACGTCGACGGCTCGCCGCTGTACGTGCGCTTCGATCGCCACGTCACCTACACCGGCGGGTCGGAGTTCACCGCGCCCAAGGTCGGCACGGGAGAGCCGTTCGACTGGATCGCCGGAGCGTTCCCGCGGGCGCTCGCGCAGTTCGAGGGCACCATCGTGATGCACCGCTCGGTGTCGCGGCTGCACGGCCTGCCGCCGACGATCCAGGCGACCATGACGTACCGCAACGACCCGAGCGTGGCTGCGAAAATCTCGGGCGGCATCCAGTTCGTCTCGGCCAGCGCGGTCATCGCCGACGGCCAGGCCATCACCACGCCGACCCGCGTGCCCGGGCTCGGCGTGCCCGGCGGCGAGACGTCGTGGCTCGTCGACTTCTCGGCCGGCTCGCAGCATCTCGGCATCAACGGCGGCACCATCGACGGCGTCATGGCCGTGAACTACGGCGCCGGCCACAACGTCTGGGGCGGCGCTCACGCCACGTTCCTGTGCGGCCTGATGATCGGCGAGGCGTCGGTGGCCGGGCCGAACCCCGGCACCGGCGTGGTCGACGTCCAGACCGGCATCATCATCGGCAACGTCGGCCACGGCTCGGTCGACGCCACCGAGCCGCCGATCAAGTGGACCACCGCCGCTGTGAGCGTCGGCATCGCCAACGCATCGACCACGGTCGACGTGCCCGAC